TAGGGGAAACGAGTTTACTGGATTGCATGGCTGTCTATGAATCAGGAATTTGGAAACTCCTTTTCAAAATAGCTAGAACGGTTTTTACCGTTAAAGCTTTTAAGATCTGGAGCTCTTTATTCCGAAATTCATATTCTATGTGTAAACATCTCAAGATAAAGAGTTTACTCATAACTGGTCGTTTACACTTCCTTCCCGAAGGAGGAGGTAAAACGAGAGTTATTTGTATTCCCGATATCTGGAGCCAAAGCGTGTTGAAACCAATTCATGACCATTTATATAAAGTCATAAAGAGGTTACCGTGTGATGGGACATTTTCTCACTCTAATATTTCTAAAAGGGTAAGAACTTTTACCAAACACTCAACATTGGAATGTCTCGACCTCAAGGCCGCTACAGACCGAATGCCTGTATCCTTACAGACAAAAATACTAAATGTATTATTGCCTAAAGGATTGGCATCACTTTGGAGAAGTTTATTGGTTGACAGGAGCTTTCTTGTCAAACCGCTAAACACAAGCGTGAGTTATGAAGTAGGTCAACCTATGGGGTTTTTGTCCTCATGGGCTGCTATGACTATAACCCACCACGCTATCATTAATTTTGCAAAAAATGATAAATCATTTTATGCAATGATTGGTGATGACGTAGTCATGCATTCGAAAACAGGGGCGTGGGAATATATGGAAACTTTAAGTACATTAGGAATGGATATAAATTTATTAAAATCCATTACTTCTATACGAAAAGTTCCCAATGAAGATATCGCCACCGGTTTAATCCGAGGTGAGAACATTCTAGAATATATAAATAAGAAAGGAAAAAAGCAATTGCTTTATTCTTTCAATAATTATAATAATCTAGGTGAAATCGCCAAAAGATTATTTATCGATGGCGGAGAAATATCTCCTATCCCACCCGACATCCTAATAAAATCAACAGGAAACTTAGTTAATTTCCTAGAATTTATTAGGGTCTTTTCTGAGAGATACCACCATACAGATCCTGGTGGTTTTTCCGACTCTGAGTATCAAGATGTTCTATCAGAACTGTTCTCAAAAAGTTCTTTTAGAAACGATATTGATGCCCGGGTCCTATTATCATTTCCTATATTGGATAAATTTCCAATACTACCGCGCTTCCCCCCTTTCCTAAAAGAAAAGGGTAAGGTTGCTTGGAAGGAATGTATCCCAGAAGCTTTATTGCTAAGGGACTTTGAACGGTTTCTTACTGATACCGTCCAAAATAGGGTTTTGACTTATCTAGTAAATTTTATGGATAAATCAAGGGTCGAGACGGCAAACGCGGGCGATTTTCCCCTATATAATGAGTATTTAAAGCAGTGTAAAAACACTTTAATACTGTTAGATAGGAAGGTTAACTCCCAATACATTGATGAAGAAGATGATAGCTTTGCTATCGATATTCACCAGCAATTATCGGAAATCCTCGCAATTCCAAATCTTATCACGATGACAGATAAAAATACCCCTAAAGAAACAATTAGGGATATCTATCTATCAAAGAGAAAGATTCGTCTAAAGAATACCCATTCATTGATCCAACAATTTTGGGAGAAAAATAAATCTAAATACGGAAATGGTTTCCAAAACATTCCCTAGGTTTAGATTTCTCTTCTAAAGTTGGTAGACAACAAAACTACGTAACAAGTTACGTTTGGGAAGAATCCTGTGGATTATTCCGGGCAAGCTTTCCTGCAGTTTGGACATAATCTTGCGTTAATC